AGGAGTGAAAAATATATCGACTGGTATAAAATTACTTGATATGCATTTCTTGTAGTTTTATAGAATCGAAGAATTCTTTTTTCACATCAGGTTGATGGAACGCACCATGTAATACAGTCGTTTGCGTCAATGAAGAGTGTGCCATAATACCGCGATTTTCGCAGCATCCATGAGTAGCAGCGATATAAACACCAATGTCATCACTGCTAGTTGCTTTACGAATTTGGTTGGCGACTTCGTTGCACAGTTCTTCCTGCAAGGTTCCTCGTCTTGCACACCATTGTGCGATTCTACTGTATTTAGACAAACCGATGACTTTTTCACCTGGAATGACTCCGATATATGCAACACCCTTGACAGGTTGGTGATGATGTGAACAAAGAGATTTAATTTCAGAACGAACAACAAGCATACCTGTATATTTGTTGTAACCATCGTTAGGAAATGCTGCAACATCAGGTTGCGGTTCATATCGACCCGCCATGATTTCGTTGACATACATCTTTGCTAGACGTTTACCGGTCCCTTGTGAGTTCGGATCCTTTGCACGATCAATAATCAATGAATCCAGAACACTATTGAACTTATCAGTCAACTCCGCGATCAACATATCATGTTCTTCTGGATTAATATACTGTGAAATGTTGTCAGACGCAAAGTAGCGTCCGCCAGAAGTTTCGATACGATCTTTGATAACTTTAGAAATCATTCTAGGTTCCCCATGCGTTTTTGTAGAGCGGCACTTGAATGCGAGGACTGAATCTGAATCCATTGTCTCTGCAGAAATCTGCAACTGCACGCTCGTTCATAATGTAAGTGTTGTTTGTTCCGCCAACAGGCATCAAATAAACAGGCACATCGACACCGTAATCTTTGTATTCTGCTACTGCCTGATGCACGTCGTTAATGTCATCAATATTGGCAACAACAAATTTCAAATAGGTATCGCTTTTGCGGACAGTCATGTAGTTACTGACAACAGCAGGTTTGATTGCCTCATTCCATGCTTCACCAGAAACTGTCAACTTAGCAGATACCGACCATGTTACTTTAACATGATCTGAAAGGTTTGTCAAGTATTCATGGAAGTCAGAATGTAATGTCTGGGTTCCATTAGTTTCAAAGGTAATGTCAGTGAGACCCATCTTTCGGTTGATGATTTCGTCAATGAGAGACGGGAAAGATTTTTGCCACCCAAGTAGGGGTTCGCCGCCAGTGATGATGAGGTGCTGGTCACGACCGAACTTGTTGTCCGGGAGTAACCGCTGCATTTCGTCCACGATTGCTTCGACAGTGAGCATAGGGGAAAGGTGTTTGAATCTCGGGTCCCATGATGCATACGAGTCGCATCCTGTATTGACGAGAGGTAGTTGCTTGTAATCGCTGTAGTTGTCAGGATTGACGTTGAATCTCTCAACACTCTTTTCAAATCGGCGCATTCCAAATCCATCGCATGTGAAATTACATCCGAAAGTGCGGAGAAAAATTGATGGGACACCGATGTATTTTCCTTCACCTTGGAGAGAATAAAATAGCTCCGATACTTTAATTTTACTCACCGCGGTGACCCACTCTCATTGCCATATTTGCATCAGTTTCACGAACTTCGACTTTGCAACACCAAACTCTGCCACCCCAACCATAGGTGGGAAGGAACTGTTCATTGATGTAGTCATATAGGAAATCTGCGATACCTTCACACCCTGTCTTTTCAACTAGTGTGATTTTCGCAAGACCTTTCTTGCCTAGTTCGAGTAAATCTTCTTTCTTTGGATCATCTTCTGCAACTAGAAGTGTATGGTCAAACCAATCTTCAAGCATACCCTTGAGTGGTCTCAATCCTCCGAAGTCGACCACCCAATTGCGGGCATCGAGTGTATCAGATTCAAATTCTAAATGGAATGAAAGTGCATAACCGTGGATCAGGTTACAATGACTGTCAGCACGCCATTGGCGGTATGCTACAGGACCAATTTGCTTATAGGTTTTTGTTGAGACGTATCTTGCCATGGTTTTCCTCCTACATGGGCATTGTTATTAAGTATTAGTTGAGGTTTCGGTTTATTTAGCGAAGTTAAAAGTTTTTTCTGATCTTTAAACGCTTTTTCTCTGTGATAAAGTGACGCACGTTGCGTAAACAGCACACCTTCAAGATAATCCATTTGATGCTGGAAAATACGAGAAGTCAATCCATCATAAATTTCAGTCACTGTTTCACCATTGGGCATAGTGTAACGAACTTTGATTTTCTTAGGTCGTTTGATTTTAACAGATAATCCTGGAGTTGTCAAGGACGTTTCTTCAAGATAAATTTGTTCTGTGCTTTTGTCAACGATTTTAGGATTAAAAACTGCGATCACAGGATTTGATTTGATGACGAAAACATTGAACGGAATACCAACCTGAGGCGCTGACAACCCCATACCATTGCCATTTAGCATTGTTTCTGTCAGATCAATTGCGAGTTTTACAGGGTCAATCGGTTTCCAATCAATTTGATTAATCGGAGGATTGGCAACGTCAAATTTGATCGTTGCCCCTTCTTTCAACCTAGGATCACTTTCTTGCAGAAGATTTAGAATCATCATATGCCTCAATAACAAAGTTTCTCAATTCAATATTCTGTGCGTATATTTCCGCTTCTTCATGCGATCTGAAAGTCAACGCCTTTTTGTTGTTGTGATATTCACTGAGAAATTGCATCCAAGATCCATCACCTAGTTTTATTCCGTATTCCATGGGTTACTCCTTACGCTGCCATTTTAGAGAAGTTTTTATGTTTTTCGAACTTAACGACTTTCTCAAACTTGTCATACAACTGATCAGTTTTGTGACTGATGATGAACGTATTAGTGTCTGCAGTTAGTGATTGCAGGATCTTGAAAAATTCATCGGTCCCATTACTGTCAAGTGAACTGTCAAACACTTCATCCATAATGAGCAGATTCGTGTTGATCGAATTGCGAAGTTTAGAGATTGCTCTCCAAGTAAATAGAATCGCAAGGTTGATACGCATCTTTTCACCTTCTGAGAACGATGCATAACTGAACTCGTCACGGAATCTAGATTTGATTGTTTCGTCAAATTGTTCATTCAATTCGAAGTTAACAAAGAAATCCATCGAAGTCAAATACTTATTAATGAACTTATTGATGATCGGAATATATTGTTTGATTATCTTTGCTTTGATGCCGCCATCTTTTAGAATTGATGCAGCAGTCGCTAATACAACCTTTTCATCATGCAGTTCATTGAAGTTGATTTCAATGTCTTTCAAATCTTTTTTGATTTGTTCGATGTCTTGGACGTTTTGTGATGTTTGAGATTTCTCTTGAATTGATTTGATTTCTTTCGTCCATTCACGGATATTATCATTCCAACCAGAGATCTTAGTATTTAGTTGCGAAAGTTTCAAATTCAAGTCATGAAGATCATTATTTATCTTACTGTATTCTTCTAATTTGTTCAGGACTTTTAAACGTTCTTCTTCTAGTTTGTTCAACCCATTTTCAACTTCGGTGATTTGTGTGCTTTTGGTTTTGATCGTTTCAGTTTTAAAGTCATGATCAATACCTTGCTTGCATGTGGGGCAATTATCATTGTCATGGAAGAAGTTGATAGTTTTTGACGCATTGTCAATCTTTGATTTGAGTTGCGTTTTCAGTTGATCTAGTTTTTGCAACCTTGCTTTCATTGTGTGTTGATCAGACAATTTTTCTTTCAATGCATCGCTTGCGGAGATTATTTCATCAATCTCTACATTTGCATCGTCAATTAATTTGCCAGTAGAATCAATCTTGCTTTGCTTTTCTTCAATCAGCAGAACATTATTCGTCTGCACACTTTCAAGATGTTTCTGAAAGAAATCAAGTTTTGCTTTAAGAATCTTTTTGTCGCTTTCACAATCCTTGATTGCGGTCGAATTGGTCAATACCTTTTCCTTTAACAACAAATTCATAGATGTGAAAATTTGAAGGTCTAGGAGATCCTCAATTATTTCTCTACGTGATTGTGCAGGCAACTGCATGAACGGAACAAATGACGCCGAACCAAGAACAACCACTTGACAGAATGACTTGTGGTTGATTTTCAGAATTTGTTTTTCTAGAACTTCTTGATAGTCGCGTGCTGCAGCGTCTTGATTGAGCAGTTTACCATCACGATACAATTCAAAGATGTTAGGTTTGATGCCGCGAACAACTTTGTAGTTGTTTTGATTGATTTGAAATTCAATCTCGACAACCAAATCCTTCTTCGTGATGCTGTTCAACAGTTGAGGTTTATTGACCTTCCGAAAAGGTTTATTGAACAAACCGAAAGACAGAGCATCAAGAATAGTTGATTTACCTGCGCCGTTTTCACCGACAATAAGAGTTGTTTTGTTTTCTAGAAGGTCTAGTTCAGTAAAGATGTTACCTGTTGATAACAGATTCTTCCATCGTATTTTTTTGAATAAAATCATAGAATAGCGATTGCCTCTTGATATAGTTCAACGATTGTCTTTTCAAGTTTTTCTTTCTTGGTTCCCTCTAAATTGAGTTGACCAATGTAGTTTTTGAAAATAGAAATCGTATCTTCTGCTTCACTAACAACGTCATCATTCTCCAAATCTAATTGCAAGTTATCTTCAATTACCTGCATGTCCATCGGAGCATTGTTTTCAATTTTGTCGATGAACAAGTCAAACCAATATGGGTTTGTTTTGTTCTTCACAATGATTTTGACGATTTTACCCTTTACATCGTGATTATGTAGTATTACTTCGTCAATGTTTTTGTTTATATCGTCATACCATATCTTCAAAAACATTTTGAAAGGATTTTGAATGAACTCTAGTTCACGGGTTTCAGTGTCGAATACATGGAACCCTCTAGGGTCGTCATAATCTGTCCATGTAAACTCTGCAAACGCACCGAGGTAATGGATGTTTTTGTTATCAGATTTGTGATGATAATGACCACTGCAAACAACGTCAAACTTATCGAACAGTTCATGCCCATGACCATGGTCGGACATATGACCTTTATACATTTCGAAACCTGTAAGTTCGAGGTGACCAAAGCATATCTGTGCATTGGTTGCTTCAATCATTTCGATTGTTTGCTTAGAGTTATCGTCACAAATCCACGGAACATACAGCACCTCAACACCATCAAAATCTCTCACATGGGAATTACTGTAAACGTTGATGTTGTTATACTTACCCATGACGATTTCACGCAAGGCGTTTAGTTCATTCGTGTTTTTATAGTAAGTGTCATGATTCCCGATGATAATGTCCAACTGAAATTCGTTGTTGACAGGCTCTAGGAAATCTTTACGCAACCTATGGGCGGTCATATAGTTGATGAACTTACGACGATCAACCAAGTCACCCAAATGCACAATTTGTTTAATATTTCTTTTTCTGAGTTCCGGAAGGAAGAACTCGTCAACAGATCGCTTGAAATAATCGTGGAACGCCACAACGTCCCCACGGATACCCCAGTGAGTGTCTGTTATTAAAGCAATTTTCATTGAAACTCCTATACCTAGTTTGACACATCATAACATGTTATTCTGTTTCGTCAACCGGGTTCATGAACTTCTCTACACCTTGCTTCGCTGCTGCTGCCGTTTTCTTTTTCTCTAAACTAGATTCGAATGAACGCACGAACTCGCTAGTGATTTCGTTATCAAAGAAGTTACTGTTCATACCCCCACCATCATTATCATGTGCTAGTGAATCTTGCAACTCACTGAATACAAAACTATTTTGCATGTTTTTGATCTTGATGTATTGTTGTTTCTTTTCTTTTTGAATACGTCGAATGAACGCAAAATGTATGATTTGAGTAAAGTATGCAAACGGATTAGAAGATTTCGCAGGATCGAAGTTGTCAATATACATGATGCAATTTTCAATCCCATCAGAAATCATTTCTTCTCTATAGGAGTAGTTTGAGAAGTTCGGTTTGTGTGAAACACGTTGAGCAATCAACATCAAACATTGACCGATGAAGTTTGTAATCTGAGGTTTCTGGGTGCCGTTTTCTTTTGACGCCAAAACCTTTTCACGATACTTGATCATTTCTTCGAGCAACAGTTTGTTATTGACATAATGATTTCTGACACGTTTTTTGGTTGACATGATGTAGGGCTCCTGTATAATCACTATGTGGTTAATGAAATGATGAATTAGAACTCTTAGGTGCTCTGATTCTAACTAATTTAGTTTTAGATTCTTTATTAAATAGCACTTCTTCCATCGCTTCAGTCACTTTTTTCATCTCTTTCAGTTGAGCAGGATAGATATACTTTTTGTTGTATGTTTTAGAAATGCGATAATAATTCTCGTATTCTTCCGAAACAGGTGTTACAAACAGCACATGCAAAGCGGGAAGAAGAATTTCTTCCCTAACTCCGTAAGGTGCGTATTGATTTAATACCATGACGGCGTTTCCCGTGTTCGGGTTTGTTCTTTCCTCGATAACCATCGGGTCATAAAACCGATGACCTGAGTCACCCATTTCACCGTCATAATATCCTAGAATATCTTCACCGTTAACAAGTTTTGCGTGATACACTCTGAGTTTCATTTTAACTCCACATAATAAATTTTGTAGTTGAATTTTTCGTCATTGTATATTTTAATACGTTCTACGAAGTGACCTATTGTGTGATTTTTATATGATTTCCATGTCAAGTCATCTGCAATGTCAAACAACGTCGCCATGTCTTTGCCTTCTGATTTCCTTAAACCACGACCGATACTTTGTAGGTTGCGGATTCTAGATTTAGAAGGACTCGCAAAGATTATGTTTTCGATGTTCGGTATATTAATACCCGTAGAGAATGTTCCGTAAGATGCGATGATTAAACTTGAATCTGAATTGATAACTTCTTTTCTGATTCTATCACGTTCTTCACCATCAACACCGCCATGCACAAAATATACGGGTTTATCCGATGTCTTTAACATATCATACAACACTTTTCCATGTTTGTCAACATATTGGAACAAAAGTAATGTGTGTCCATCAAGAGACAACGCAAGATTTCGTATGAACTTGTTTCTCGCTTCTTTGGTTACGAGATAATCCATTTCTTCTTGATATGTCTTACCTTTCATAAGTTTACGAACTTCATCAGAATATTTCAAAACTAATGCTTTGATTCTCAATTCACTGACATGTTTTTGTTCCATTAATTCTGAAGTCGTGATGACATTACGCACCGGACCGAACAAACCTTCAAGCACAAGTTTGTGTGTTTCTGTTCCATCCAGCGTTCCCGTGAACCCGAAACGATATTTGCATGTCTCGAGTTTAGTCATAATGTCTGTTAATGATTTTGCTTTGAAGGTATGTGCTTCATCTCCAAATACAACGTCGAAGTTTTCAAACCATTTCTTCGGAAGTTTGTAAATAGACTGCCAAGTAGTGATAACGACCTGCTGTCCCGTGTCTTTCTCTTGACCTGAAAAGATTTTATGCACATATGAATCTGTGTCATACCCATATGACGCAAAGTCGCTAGTCATTTGATGCACAAGTGTAGTTGTAGGAACTACGATCAGTGTTCTTCTATTGTAGTATCGCATCAAACAATAAATGATGAACGACTTACCTGATGCAGTCGGCGACACCATGAGTGCTCTGTTATCTCTAATACAATGAGCAACCGCAGACACTTGATAATCACGAATTTCAATGTGACTTGGTGCCTCTAACGATTCTATAAATTCTTTCGACTCAATTAACGAAAACGCATTTGCAGTATAATCATCACAAATTTCTAAATCATATTCTCTTTCTTTACAAAATTTTATGATGTGATTGATGACACCTGCATATACTAGTTTGGTTATAGGATTGAACAAACGAATTTTGCCGTCCCACATTTTATTTTTGTAGGCAGGCATGAATTTGTATCCTGGGACGAAAAATGTAAAATACTCTGATAGTTCATATGCAACATCAGCTTCACAATCAATTTTCATATAAACGTCATTGTATTTTAATATTTTCATCATGCACCCATTTTGAATTTCTCCCAGTCGATTGCAGCACGAATGTTGTATCCACGATTGAGGAGTGTCTTTATTATTGATTCTAAGAAATCTATCTTTTCTGATTGTATGCCAATTTTAAGTGAAATGTCGATAATGTCTCTGTCAGCGTCCATATAATTGCCGACTTCGGATTTGATCACTTTACCGATGGGCGGCATAACCCATCCGCGATCCATGCTTTCTTTTGATGGACCTTGAGTGTAAAATTCGTGTTTTTCGAGTTTTAGAATTTTGAGGTCTGCTTCAAGTTGCCTTCTAGTGATGCGTTCTTGTGTTAGCATTCTATAATACTTATGATGCAGTTTTGCAACCTTTAGAGATTCGTCACCTAATTCGGTTTTGTCGAACTCAGAATCTTTTTCCCATTCTTCAAAAATACGTTCTAACTTCATCTATAACTCCTAGTGTTGAGAAGTTATTATAACATAACTATTTGAAATTACAAGGCAGAAATTTTATATTGCGTGTATCTGAACGTTGCAGTTGCTTCAATATAGTTCACAGTTTCGTCAGTGGTATTGAACACAACGTCTGATAATGAAATAGGGAATATATCTTCAAACACGCATTCAATGTTCGGTGATTTGCCATTACTAGTTATGATAAAAGTTGCACTAGTTTTCAACCCGCCGCCGAGAAATTGATCCTCATTTTGTATTGCTCTGTATTCAGAAAAATCTTCTGGAAAACCCAACCCACGCAACCAATTGTGAATCTCGAGATAATTTTTCATATCTTCATCAATTCTGAAAGTCAGTTGAAATTCATTATACTGTAGATGTTCACCTGAATATGGAATAGAAACCATCGGGTTTGCTGCCATAGGAGTTCCACCCATTGCCAACCCAGGTATAGTCGCTTTTTGAACAAAGAAGTTCACATTAGGCAATTTCTGTATATAGAACTTGAAACCTAACGGTGATAAGAAGTTTTTATTCGTAGGGGTGTAATCTAAAACACTCATGATGATATCTCCTTTGACAATATTTATGAACGAAAAAAGCGAGGGATTTCTCCCTCGCCTAGTAAGTTCGGTATTCCCGAATCTTTTTATTACATTAGGTTGTTGACGATCAAACGACGGTAGTAGACGTTTGTATTGAAAGTCAATGCGCCTGAACCAACGTTAGCACCTTGTGCAAATGGGTTTGCAACCATGCCATAACGTGTCTTGAAGCCGATCTTTGGCTGGAAGCTTGCAGGATCGACTGCACGAACCATTTGTAGCGGAACGTATGGGCAGTAGAAGAGACCAGCGTCGAATGCGCTAGAACCCTTGTAGCCTACTGTTGCATAGTTACCACCGATTGCATATGGGTCGATGTAAACACGTAGACGACCGTTTAGAACACCTGCGAAGGTTGCTCCAGTATCGTCAACTTGTAGGTTGTTGCTGTTTAGAGCTGGTGTGTAATCCAACACGCCTGCCATCTGAAGTGCTGATGCAACGTCAGAAGAGCAGAGTAGGATGTTACCCTTACCACGACGAGTTTGCTTAGCGATCTGGTTCGCTTCACGCTCTAGTTGGAACATCAAGCCCTTGAACTTTTCAACTGACCAACGACCATTTGAGTCGGTGTCAAGGTCGAAGATACCAGCTGCTGTGGTATTGTCTTGTGCGCCTGCAACTGCGGTTAGGTTGATTGTGCGAACTACTTCACGGTTGATTTCTGCAAGAATTTCAGCAGAAAGAATGTTAGATAGTTCTGACTCTGCGTCAAGACCATGAACTGCCTTCAAGTCTTGTGCGAGTTCCATGGTGTATTCTGCTTTCAATGCACGGCTCTTTGCAGTGACAGTGACCTTCTCGATTGAGAATGCCATTTCTGCGAAAGCAGCATTAGAATCAGTACCAAGTGCTTCTGCTTGTGCAGTTGACATACCAGCACCGTAGTTGTAGGTGTTGACAGCAGAAAGTGCAGTGGTGTTAGAATCGCCAGGGAACTGACCTACGTGCTTGTTACCGATGGTGTTTGCACCAGAAGCAACAGTAGAGAACGCAGTGTTAACTTCGTTGTAGAAGGTTTCAGTGTGGGTCTGGTTTGCATAACGTGAACGCATAGCGAAGATAAGTCCAGTAGGACCAGTCATTGGCTGAACGCCGCAGATGTCGTATGCGATTAGGTTAGGCATCGCACGACGAACCAATGAGATAAGCACTGGGTCGAAAGTGTCGATTGCGCCGGTAGATGCATCAGAAGATGAACCGCCCATTGCGTTTACAGGAATGCCTGCTTCGTTTAGTTGCTGGTTGTAGCCTGCAGTAACGCGAAGTTCACGCTCAGTGTTTTCTAGAAGTTGAGCGGTAACTGCTCTACGGTGAGCGTCTTTGATAGGTGTGAGTTCTGTGTGTTCAAGCACAGGTGCCCACTTCTTTGAGATTTCCTCAGCTAACATATTCATGTTGTTTTAACTCCCTTTCGGTTTTCTTGATAGTTTTATTTATATCAAATTATTTCTTAAGCGTTCTTGAAATAGCTGATACGTATTTACCCATCTCGCCAGTTACAGCAGGTGCTGCAGATGAGCTGTCACTTTCAAATTCTTCGGTTAGAATGTTTGAAGTAGCGACTGGTTTACCAGAGAAATAGTTCTCTTTGATAGTTTCTAGTTTGCCCTTGTATGAATCTAGGTCGCCATTGAATTCTAGGCTCTCTGCGATTACACGGAACTTTTCAACTTGAGTCAATGTTAGACCTTCAGAAACTTCTGCAAAGGTGTCCTTCAATGAATATGAGTTGATGGTATTCTTGAGTTCAATCTTTTCATTGATCTCATTGTTTAGTTGTGATTTGAGTTCTTCGACTTCTGACGCCAATGATTCTAGAACGTCGATCTTGTCAGAAGGAACATCAATGTAGTGCTCAGCGAATAGGTTCTTTAGGCCTTCGATGAATTCTTCGGTCAATTCGTTCTTCAATGAAGATTCAATTGCAACTTCGTTTTCTGCAATCCACTCTTCAGCAACGAATGACAAATACTGATCGACTTGTTCAGTCAATGCCGCTTTGACATCTGCAACTTCTTCATCAAGTGCTACTGCGTAATCTTCTTCGATTTGTGCAACTTTGATTGCGATTGCTGCTTCAAACAATGCAGATGCTTTTTCTAGTTGCTCTTCGGTCAATGAGTCTCCGAAAATACCTGCGAGATCTTCTTTCACTGCAGAACCTTTCATTGCTACAGATGCCTTGTTTTGCGCTGACATGTCGCCAGTTGGCTTAACGTTATTTTCAGGATCGGTTTCTTCGACACCGGTTCCTGCGGGATTTTGTGACTTAGGCATAGAATCGCCTTGCTTCTTTGAATTGCCTGGTGCCTGTGCAACAGAACCAGTAGGATCAGCTGTCATTGACTGGCCAGTAGCTCCACCACCAGAAACAACCTTTTCAATAAGGTCTTTTTCTTGCTTGCTTAGCATTATAATGCTCCTTTTGATTTGACGTTTTAGTTATTTATAAAATTGATTGATTAGAGATTATTTCTGCACCAAACGGTCCAAGAATGCCTCAAAAATTTCAAGTTTTCTATCACCAGTCAATGTTCTTGATGAAGAAGCCTCATTGATTTCACGCTGCGTGTGTGCAGCGATTTGCTGTGCTTTCAGGATGCCATTATCCCAAACCCAATCGACACCTTCCATGATGCCTTGGACGAAAGCGTCGGGTGCAGAAGGATCTGCAACAATATCAGCTGCCGTTGCAAGGAAGAAGTCAGATTGCACTTCTTTGATGCCGTTGCTCTCTTTGATGCTTCCCATGCCTCTAGATGATACACCTAGAGAACCGCCAGATTCGATAATACCACGAGCAATGTTGCCCATAGGAGTGTCGAGGATCTGTGCTTTTCCGTAAATATTTCCGGTTTTGTCAATTTGACGCAATTCAACTATTCTGTGTGAAACGCGATCAAGGTTGATTGAAGGACCGTTAGGATGACCTAGTTCACCATATGCTCGTTTTGCTTCAACCAATGATTTAGTGTAGCGGGTCGCCTCATTGACTAAAACGTCAACAGGATAGATTCTTCCGTTACGATTTTTGATACCACCCTGCATGAAGATACCTTCAATGTATAGGTTCTTCTTACCGTCTTCACGCTTTTCGGTGATATACTTTACATCTTCGATATCTTCTAAAATTAACTTCATGTCTTTATACCTTATGAATAAACGCTAGTTGTAGGATTTTTTGTCAATTCAACAACGATAAATCCTGCAGCAGCAGAATTCAAATTAGCAACAAGCGTCGCGGTAGAATCATTGTTTAACGCAATACCGTTGCCAGCAAAATCCATGTAACCTGTTCCGGAGAAAACACCTACAGTGTTTGACCCTCTTTTGACTTCCCAATAACCAGTCGCTCCGTTTGCGGAGCCATACCAGATTTGAGAAATATATGCGCCGACTACTGTTTCATCACCGATTGCAACGTTGCTAACAGAACTGTTACCAGCAATAGTGATTGTCGCATTTGAAGTCAAATGAACGACTGCAGATAAACCTTTTTTATTATTGATGATCGGCATGATTAGATCCTACCAATCATATTTTTGTCGCGTTCTGCAGATTGTTCATTCTGTGAAGCAATATTATGAACCATGTCCTCTAGTTGAGTAGACATGTTTTTCATTTGCCATAGGTTGTCAGAATGTGCCCATTTGCTGTCTGATTTGTCACAGTTTGCTTTGTGCTTCATCAAATGTTTTGCAAGGTCTTCAACTGCTTTCATTGCGCGCTTGTGGTGAGTGTTGTATGCGTCCTGTGCAACGCCTTCATCAAGTTCAACAGATTCCTTTGCAGTTTTTGCTGCGTTTTTGAAATCTTGTGCGGTCGGAGCCTTTGGGTGACCTGCGGGTCTGCTGATACCTAGTCTCTTACGACGATTGACGTAGTAATAAAGACCCTTCTTTTCTTCCTCGACTTCAACTGCTTCATTTTGTGAAGTTACAAGTTTTTTACCAGAATATGCAATTTTACCGTCACCCATATGACGAGCAGATTCGCCAGTTGCGCGATGTGCTGCTAGAACTGATTTTACGTCTTTGGGTTCGACTTGTGCATACTTCAAACCTTCAGTGACTTCAACAGCTTCCATTGCTTGCTTGCGAATGGTTGCGAAGTAAACTTGCTTGCCTTTTTCAGCGCCGTATTGCTTTTGCATTGACGACTTCATTCCTGAGTCATCATACTTTGCTTTCAACTTCTTTTCTTTTTTCTTGTCCGCAGAAGTCATGATTTCCTCATGGACTTTTTCGTCCTGCGGTTTATCATAGCCGTGACGTTCAGGAGAACGCTTGACAGTTTTTACCTTCGAGGCCTTAAATACATCATCGCCATTCTTGTTAGCATCTGGCGTGACTTTAATTTCGTGTTTTGCGACGAATTCTTGTTCGCCCTTTGCTTTAGGTGTATAACCACCTAGAATGTTGTCTAATGACTTTGCCATTTTTATTTTTCCTCTGAATCCGAAGTTTCGTCATCTTCAAGGTCTACATCGTCAATATCGTCTAAATCACTCAATAGATCATCAAGGTCATCATCAGAAATGTCGAACTCTTCATCGTCCTCTATTTCATCTTCTTCATCATCTTCCCATTTCTCATCGTCCCATCCGGCTTCTTCTTTACCTTCGCCGCCGAACATAGACATTGCGACTTCTCTTTTCTTGCCTTCAATAGCAGCATGAATCTTTGACAACATCAATGAATCAACTGCTTGCTTGACATTCAAAGGGTTTTCCGTCGCTGAAAAATTGATAATATCTTCAATGTTATATTTATCACTCATGATACATTAAACTCCTAATTGTGGTTGAGTTGGCGCTTGCGGAGGCATTGACGCGCCGCTCGGTGTTTCTGTCGGACCTTCCTCGGGTTGTTGTTCTATTGGTTGTCCATCCGGGCCCAACTGTGGGTATTGAGGATTGTTCATTTCTTGTTGAATTTGCTCATCAATCTCTTCAATTTCGTCATCAGTTTGACGAAGGACATTTTTACGAATCCATTCATGTGAGTAGTATTTTCCTGCATAAGGTGAAATGTTATTCAATGCGTTAATACGATCATTGAGAATTTCCATCTCTTTAGATTCGGCAAAGAAACTGTCACGAGCAAACTTGAATCTAAATTGTTTTGAAAAATCATCCCACTCTTCAGGTGTCATAATTTTTTTCAAAATTAATTGCTTTTCAAGACAACCAATAAACAAATCTGAGAATCTTGCGCGGAGACGATCAATGAATCTAGCAAATTTAACTTCTTCTCTAGTTATTTCTGATGCACGACCGAGTTGGTATTGTGACTCAGGATCTAATCTGCTGAAAGGAACATTGAGTGATCTGAACAATCTTCTCTGGAAGTATTTAACATCCTCTAATTCCCCGAGATTCTGACCTGCAGGTAATGATGTGATTTCCGTTCCTCGCGCACCTTCACGACGAGCCATCCAATAATTCTCTGTCATGGTCATCATTTTGCGATCATCACGGATTTCGCCAGTATTAGAATCGTAAACTAGGCGTGACTTATAGCGAGTCATCATGTCACGTAAATATTGTTCTGCCTTCATTTTCGGAAGGTTACCTACGTCAACGTAGAAAATCAAACGCTCAGGCGCTCTAGTTAAACGATAGATTAACGTTGCATCTTCTAATGCACGGAGTTGGTTCATCGGTTTGATTGCTTTGTGCATGTAACTCAAAACCATTGTGCCATCACGATCAGTTAAACCTGATGTGACATGAACGATTGAGTCTTTCGCAATACGCAAACCGTTTGTGGATCCCATTGCTGCTTGAGCACCTGCACGTGCTTGAAATCCTTTGTCATTATAGACATAGTATTCGGCGGCAGTTTTCTGAATGGGGGATGCGTTGGGGTCAGATTTGTCGCGTTTTTTTGAAATTTCACGAATTTTTCTGATTTTTCTCGGGTCAATGTATCTGAGTTCTTTGATACCGTCATTGAGTTTCTTGTCATCAATAATAACATGATAATATAGTCGACCATCAATATACCATTTTTTGAAAATGTCATATGAATATTTGTTGAAATCTAGCAAATTCAATATATTATCAAATTCAGTTGTGATAGCTTTTTTGACGTTGTTTGCAATTTTAACATCATCTAAAACCAATTCAACTGTTTTGACATTTTCTTCATTGACTATCGAGTCGTTTACAATGTCTTCAATAGCAGAATCAATTTCTGGTTGTTGGGCCATTTCACGATATTTAGATACTAATTCTGCTTCTGTTCTAACAGTGCCATCAAGATCAATGTATGTTCCATATTGGCCACCAGCAGCAACGACAACTGCCCCGTCATCCTTATACTCGGGAGTAAAAGATGGCAGGTCACTTGTTTCCTGTTTTCTTCTAATTTCAAAACCAAATAAGCTGGCCATTTAATTTCCTTCAAATTAAAAGGGGCTATCATGCGGACATGATAGCCCCTCGTATAAACAAAAATGTTAGTTCATATCAGAGGCTAAATTTTAATTAGCTACGAGAAGTAGAGAAGCCAGGACCTGGCTGACTAATATTGTATGGGACTGCGCCTGTGGTATTTTCTTCAGTGTATGGTTCCCACCAGTCGTATGAGAATGTAACGTCGAAAGTTTCAATCTGGTTTGTTGTTTCCCAATCAAGATTGATTGCGTCAATTTGAGTCGGGAAAATGCCGATGAATTTATAAGAACGAATCGGCTTACCGATATTTTCGCCAGACTTACCAGCCTTTGAATACTGTCTTACAATCGCAGTAGATTTGTAAAGTAGAGGGCTTGCACCCGCAGCGTTTACGTTTGTGACGAGAGTGTTAATTCTGTTTGACCATTCTTCGAATCTGGCACGAACTTTGAAATCTTCATCGTTCATAACAGTGATAGACCAGTCAGCGAATGTTCTGTCACCCGCCAACTTGATTTTTCTTCCGAAGTAAGGAATTTGAATGTCACCGATAGTCATAGCAGGCAATTGTGAAGCCCTTGCGACAAACTTCAATTGCTCTAACCCATTATAACTAATTTCAACGTCGAACAATGACGGACGAGCGCCGCCATTGACAAGACCTTGTGATCTGAATGTGTTAATGTTAAAAGGCATGTTGTTCTCCTATTCCTTTTCTTTTATTTATCAGAATTGTCCGACGACTTCAGAGAATGCAACACCTGTTCTAACAGCAACAAAGTTCAACTGAATGAAATTGATGGAACGAGCAGGTTTAATGTAGATGTCACCTACAAATTCGTTACGATCAATCACTTCAGGTGTGTTGTTTGTTTCGTCACAGACAACCAAGAAATCAGTGATACCTCTACGACCCTGAACATCTGCCAAATAAGGTGTTATCAAGTTTTTGAATTGTGAACGAGTGAATACATCGTTGAACTCAAACAAAGTGCTTCTTGCAGAGCGAGAAATTGCCTTTTCTAGAACAATAAACAATCTTCTCACGTTAATTCTGTCAAACGCAGAAGATTTTCCTAGAAGAGTCTTGTCACCATACAATAGTGTGCCTTGACCTGGGAATGTCACGACAGGGTTTACACCATTTTTGTATAGCGTGTCACGATCTGCTTTAGATGGGTTGTATGCAAGTTTGACGAGATTTTTAATTTGACCTCTGTTCAATCCTGCAGGTGACCACCACGGATCATTCGTAATATCAGTTCTTGCACATAGACCTGCAATGTCACCGTTCAAAGGAACCCAACGATACAAATCGTTATAGCGATCATACATGTATTTGTAACCTGAATCCAATACAGCGTATGATGTTGAACGGAGGTTATTTCTTGTTGTAACAATCGCATCAGCGGCTTCGCTTCCTGTTTTGCCGATAACATCTGACTTTGGCGGAGAAACGAAAACAACACAATCTTTTCTGACTTCAGCTAAATTGTCGATTAGATAATTTGCTAGTTGACCTGAGTTGTCAATCGTCTTACCAGTCAAGATCAATGAAATGTCAACATCTTCTGGTGACAAGAATTGATCATATGATCTAGCAAGATTGGTCAAACTGATTGTAGATTCATCTGCGCCGTCTCTGCCCATTACGAAGTTATAACTCGCAACGTCAACAGTTGTTGATCTCAATTGTGAAGCTGTATCTGATGCAGCGCCTGACAAATCATTGATTGCATATACATATGCAGAATTTTCATTTATGATGTCTTTATAGTAGTTTGCAGCACCATCAATTGTCTTTGAATCTGTCGCACGAGAAATTCCGCTGTAAACTTCAAGGATGGTTCCAGGAACACCTGAGACCTTACCCATTTCGTCAACAACAACCACATGCATTTCATCAGCGTTAACTGCTGTATTTCCGAAATTCAATTGGTATTCGGACTTAGCAGGCGCGGTGTCAAATGTATTATAGAATTCCCAGAAACGATTTAGTGTGGTATTGATGGTTACGTTTGAAATTTGCTTGACAGGTTCATCAAATGTCATAGTAAATGTAGCAACTGCGTTAGTGGTGTTACCAGAAACACTCGGTGAAGATAGTGACGCAATTTTCAATTTCTGCGTTCCTACTTCAACTCTATCTGTCAAGTTCAATGAATTGTAAAGTGACCATACGGTTGTGTTCGCGTCTGTATTAGAAGAAGCAAAATCAGTTGATGCTACTGTAACAGTAACTGTAGCATTTGTGCTATTTACAGGAGCAGTCACTACAGTAGATTTTGTAGTTGTTCCGTTAGAAACTGCATAAGTGCTATTTGAAATGTCGATTGCGGATGTGTATCCGACCGCATCAGCACAGACAGAAATTCTCAAACTGTTACCGATTTCACCTGGGAATCTTGCAACAAAATGCACATCAGTGTCGTATGATGATATATCTTTTGCGTCAAAATCTTCACGGTTTTTGACGATTTGACCTGATAGGTTTGCAACAGAACCGCTGTTTGCAATTGCAGTGAAAGCAGTGTCGCTTGCAAGTTGGATTGTTCCGCCTGTTGAGCCCAAAACTGCTGCAGAGTTTGAAGCTAGCACGAATACTGTGCTGTTAACTACGTTAACGACTCTGGTGCCCGCTGCTATCGAGTTATTAGTAGACGCAACAACAACCATGCCATTAGTAATGCCTGTGGTGCTAGCAACTGTTACGTTTGCTTGGTTTAAAGAAACTGTTGCAGAAGTTGCAATAGGTGATGTGCCTGTTGTGTTTGCAGCTCTAGAAACATGCAAGCGATTTCCGTAGCTCAAAAAGCTAGCAGCAGTCAACCATGTTTCTGCATTTAAATTTGTAGGTTTACCGAAACGACTTGCTAGAGAGTTTTCGTTGTCTATCAACACTCTCTGTTCTACAGGTCCCCAACGAAAGACACCTGCAATAGCGCCATCTGTCGTTGACACCGCAGGAACAATAGTAGTTAAGTCAACTTCACTAACATTGATGCCCGCACTTATTTGGAATGACATAGGATTCTCCTTTTTCAAAGGTTTATTATAAGATATTCTCTTTATTTATAAATGCACTAGATTCAATCCCACATACTAGCTATACGCATCCAATGAGGTGACTCTACGTCAATACCTAATTCATTTACAGCTTCATTGTCATTCCCATCGTCTAAAAACCCGTAAGGTAATAAGTCACTCATCAATTCTTCTTCAGATTTTTCACGCAATTTTTGTAGTGTGTTGATGTCTGTCATTTCTTTGAAATAATTTTGATCAGACATCCATGCAAACAAAACCAAAGGCATGACTAAGTCATCATGATTTCCTGGCTCTGCTTCATAACTACTACCTTTGCGAGAAAAGGTTGTCAACTCAAGTATCGTATTGTGGTCATTTATTATAAGTTGGTTTTGTTCAATCAGAAGTTTCAACAGAGAACAACCGACTGATTTTATGACTTTGGTTGTCCTTACACCTCTTTCAGCATTCTGTGAACCAAAACCATTTGAAATTTGCTTACCTGCACGACCTGATGCTGCAGTGTAAAGTATGTTTTCATATTCGTAATCATTATATATGCTATCTACAACTTGACCACCTATGTCGTTAGTTTCGACAAGGACTGCTGCTTCATTATACATTCTACATACACGGGCAACAGTTTCAGCGTATTCGATAGGACTAATCGTGTTGTTTCTGAACGCAACAACTTGTTTGTATGGCATCTGCGAAACGTCAACAATATGGAACGCAGAATAGTCAAGACCTTTTCCGTGTGAAACGTCAACAACGCAAACGTAAACTTTTCCTGGTTGTTTTTCTTCGTAGATATACATACCATTACGAGCAAACAGTGCAGGTTTCACAACCAATTCTTTCAATTTCCATCCAGCAATCAGTGTGCCAGACGAACCTAAGAATTCGACTTCGTGTTCCTGTGAGAACTTTTCGTAGTCGAATGACATTGCTGCGAGTGTTTTTTCTTTCCATGAGTCATCACGACCCGGAACGTCATACCACATAACTTTGATCGGGTTGTATTCGTTTTTGCCCTGGAGTGCGTAGTCCCACGTTTTGTAAAAGTGGTTCATACCATTCGGCGTAGACACCAACACAACCTTAGTAGTTTCCCCGGAAGAAATAGTGGGAAAGGTTGAGTTGAAGAACTCATCCCAATTTTCAATAAACGCTGCTTCGTCAATAAACAATAGGTTGATTGCGTAACCACGAATAGAGTCAGATGATGTTGCTGCTGCGATGACACGAGATTGATTTTCTAGAACAAACGAACCTTTGTTCCATTCGACAACACCTTGCTGCAACCACTTCGGCAAATGTTGGTATGCGAGTTGAACCTTGCCTAGAATTTCTCTAGCAGTGTCACCTTTGTTTGCAAGCAACGCAACAGTTTTTTCAGGATTGAATATGATATACCAAAGAATGAACGCACAGGTGGTTGTCGATTTTCCGATTTGACGAGCAGTTGCGAGAATCGTATAGCGATTTTCCGCCATAGACGTCAACATGTTTTCTTGGTAATCATAAAGATCGAAGTTGACAAGACCTTTGTCAACGTGTATAATTTTCATGTAGGTTCTGCAAAAATATACAGGATCAGTAGAGCACTTCATATACTCAGCAAGCATTTCAGGTGTCCAGTCAATACCGACACCGGCACGCTTGAGATTTACGTTTCCGTTATATCCTTTGTAATTTACGTATTCTACATCATCATTCATTCAGGTTTACTCTTCATGTCCTTCAGAAATTTCTGAAGCTCTGCAGTAGAACCTACGAACAAGTTATTTTGAACTTTGTTTCCGCCGAGACCATCAACAGGTCCTTCAATTGATTTCTGAATCTCAATTTTTGTTTTTCTGAGATTCAACAAATCCTTGTTTGCATCGACCAATGTTTTCACCATAGTCGCAAGAACCTCGAATGCACGGGGATGTTGGGTTTGGGCTGCGACTTGCGCGAGCTCGTCTAACGCATTCGCACCTGTCTCAATAACGGAATATATGTTTTGACGCGCATATTCGTAGTCGTTATTATCGTCAATTGCGACAGTGCCCAAAACTATTTTAGGTTGCTCTGGCATTGGCGCCATATCAAGAGCTTTACCTATAGTATCATTATTTGCCATTAAGTTATTCAGATAGAATTATGCCGGCGATGTCTGTGACAAACCCGTAATCATCATCTGCCTCTATTAGATTTCTGTCGATAGTTAGTGAAGAATTAGTTGTAGGATTTCCGTTAGCGTCAAGCCCCGGAGCAACAGTAACACGATCATTAGGAGTGCTGTTACCAACAATGCTTCCAAGATCCGTATCACCGCTTTCTGCAATGTAGAAATTGGTGTTGGAAAATTTGATAATATTCGATTTTTTAACAGGCCCATAGATGTATCCTTTCAATGTGAAATCAAGAGTCCAAATTAAGGCTCTTCTTTCTTTGAAGTTGCCATCATATGTATCTTCAATCTGTATGTTATTTAACACAACAGGAATATCCATATTCACACTCATTTCAGGAATCAATGCGACCGTGGATGTCCAATCAGGAGTGAAGAACGGCAGAATTTGCTCTATAATTTTTGTTCCGTCTTCTGCATTTTTTACGTAAACGTATAACTTAAAATTGAAATTATATGGAACAGGATTATATTGATACTTCATTTTGTTGGGATTGCTCGGATCCTTCACGGCAATCCTGCCGAGAGTATTCAATTTCCGTGTGCTATCGTATGTGACACCTTCCATGACAAATGACATGCGAGGAAGGATAACTGCTGCTTCACGTTGAATTTCAGGATCGTTTTCAAGACGAGTCAACATCTTTTCTTTTGCGGCGTATGCAAGAGGAACCTTCAATAGGTGAGTTGTTTGACCTGCTGAGTTTGTGCGAGTGATATGAACGTCATTGAATAGCGTCCCGAAAAGGATCACATATTTTCGCATTGTGCTGAAATAAAAAGTATGCCCGAACATTAGTAAACTCCATTTTCCGAGAACGGATCACGTTCACTGAAGTCGAGGAATTGCGATGCCTCATTTTCGATGAAATCATTGTCTGCATTAGGATCTATAGTGTTCATGTTGAATGTTTCCATGACTATGTAATCCCCATCCTCAGTCGCAAGCATGAAATTGTCTTCGGTGAGAACACCGTAATCATAAATGTTGAGAGACAATTTGTCTTGAATGTCATCAATTTCGGGAATGCCTGTATTGAACTGTTCGCCTGAATATTCGAACAATTCACAAGTCAAATCAAACATTTGCAATGCACCTAGCGGATAATAGATAGGTTTGTTGTCAACATACTTAATTTGGAAAATTTTTCTGTTCAACGGGAAGTAAATGCAATCACCTTCACGAGGACGAATGAAATCTCTAGCGATACCAATCTCATCTTCAAAGACACGCTTTGCAATCGTTAATGTTACTTGATCACGAATTTCTAAACCGAATTTAGACATGAAACTGCCGTCACCGCCGAAACCGTCAACGTTTTTGATATACAATTCAACAAGAATTGCTTCGTCATATGATGAGTTGTCGTCCGTCCCGTATACTTCGTCTTTATTGTTCAAAGTTCTAGGAAGATAGAACATATCCTCACCGTAGATTTTAATTGACTCAATAATTAAACTCTCTAGCAGAAGTTGCTCTTGAGAGTTTTGAAAATTATTGAAATAAAAATTCGTGGT